GTAGATATTTACCTCTCTTTTTCTTAATTTTATTATATTCAGATTCCTCCACGTCAAATTTCATACCGTTAAAAGTAATTTCATAGTGATACTCTTGAATATATCTACGCTCCTTCTCATAGAGAGCCTTACGAAACCAATTACCTTTTCTTATTTCTACTTTTTCTATAAAATACTTTTGATTTTTAAATAGTCTAATACAGCCAATTTCTGTTTCTAAGTTATAGTTTTCATAATAGAATTGAATTTTTTCTATATTATTAAACATCGCTTTTAGTAGTTTCTCTTTCATAGTTTTTATTTAATATAAATCTTCACTGTATAATTTTGTTTCCGAGTACTTCAGTATTCCTCCATTTTTAATAAATATTTCAGCTCCTTCTTCTCTATCAACAAATCTGTTTTTATTGGTTAGGAATCCTTGTACATACTCCCCTAACTTAAATTGCCTTTCACCTGTTAATGGTAGTACTTGTGAGATGCAATCACCGTGTCTGAATCCACATAATACAACTCCTCCTGGAGTATTTATAGGTCTATGAGTTGCTCTTGGAATAACCTCTTTATACCAAATCGCAGCTACCAGTATATGTTCCTTTTCCATTTTTTATTATATTATAATGTGATGTAATATGCTTATACCTTCTCTTTGTTCTGACAAACAACAAACATGTATATTAGTAAATATTTTCAATACTTCTTTCACAGTTTTAAACATTTTTCATCTTTACAAATCCACTCTTTAAACTCCTCGTGCGCTACAAAAGTATACTCTTTCATTTCTTCTTGTGGTTTTTTGTTTCCGCAGTAGATGCATTGTCTATTTATTTCCATAATATTAAAACTCTATTTTTTCTCCAATCTCAAACTTATAATCCGAATTAATCAACTTTAATAGAATAGTGAGATGTAAACTTTCCATATAACTAAGATTGTTATTTTTAGTTTGTTGCCCGCCGATTTTAAGGGCATTTCCTGTATCAACTATAGACATAGCAATAGTACCTTTAACACTATCCTGCCACTGCTCTCCTTGATTGTAGTATAAGGTGTGGGTTTTGTCTATCAGTTCATACTGGTACTCTGTCGTTCCATCAATAAATATTTCTTTCATAATTATTCTGTTAATATATTAATAATTAGTCCCACAACTTTTACAACAATCATCTATTTCACACTTAATTAGCTTACAAAAACCAACAGGTTCTTCCCCATACTTAATCATACCTTCTTCATCTAAATAATCAGGTTTTAAATCTTTTATTTTTCGCCAAGAGTAAAAAGAACAGAGTTTAATTGTATAACCCCACTTACCATCATCCATTACTCCAGGCTCTGAAGTAGGAGTATAACAATAGTGTGTATTTTTAGGAATCTGTTTCTTTTTCTTTCTGGGAACTCTCCAGAAATTAGGATTTTTAATGAATAAGCCTTTTTCGTTTTTCATAGTTATTCAGCTCTATAATAATAAATAGTATCAACAACCTTACCATCTGTAGTTAATTTCCATTCAGGAGTTATTTTTTTATTTGTTTTAATTATTAGTTGTGAAGATGGTATGATTAAGTATATAATAAATAATGTAAGTCCTAAAAGCCATCCGATAATAAGGTGCTCTATTTTTGTCATAATTACTTTATTTCATTTTTAGTTTTAAATACAATCCAATAGTCCCCTTCTCCATAATCAGGGTTGACTAAAGCTAGAGTAAATTCCTCCCCTCTGTAAATATCACCACAATCTGAATTGTAAAGGTCATCACCATATAATACTTCTACTTCTCCTTTATCGTCAGACCAATTAAGCTCTCTATTTTCTGCGGAAAAAGTAAAAAAACAGTTAATATCTTCTATATAAATAGGATAATCCCTTATACACCCTTTACATCCCACATGCTCTGCAATATCTTTACAAGCTTTCTCGTAATTTTCAATTAAATTCATAACTATTTGTTTTTAACAACCAAAACTATCAACATTAATACTCTGTAGTTCATCTAACTCCTGTATAATAGAATCAAATCTATGTTCTAATATATGAGACGCATCTCTAAGTTTTTCAATAACAGTATCGTCACACATAGAGGGGTTATATTCTTCCCAACCTTGAAAGTATTCATAAATATCTTTTACTCTATTAAAAAGTAATTTGTGCCTTAGTTCATCATTAAATGCCATAATTTCTAATTTTATTTTACAAAGATAATACTTTTTCGCGGGAAAACAAAATAAAACAGAAGAAATTTTAAGTAAAAAAGCTCCCATTTCTGAGAGCCTTAATAAGATTAAAAGAAAGTAGTTAAACATATTTCCAATAAAAGCCACCGTGAGATTTGTTTTCACCTTTCAAGACTTTTTTAACTAAATCAGGTCTATACCCATCTAATGTAACATCGGTTATACTTTCATAAGTCCTAAGAATATTATTTTCAAAGTCAAGCTTATTTACTGATGGGAATCGCAAACGTATATTTTCTCTAATTTTGTCCTTTGTTTCTTGTGTATGCTCTTTACCAAAAAATGGATTATTCTCACCCGAAAATTTTTCCGAGTATAAAGCTTTTCTTTCCTCTGTAAATTTGACGTGGTTTTTATGCAGCTTATCTTCCAAAGCCAATTGTTTCATAGTGTTTGAAATTCGACTTATTGTCTCGGCAGAATGACCATTAGGCAATGTAGGACTATCCTTATTTCTTTGACTCATAAACTCTGAAAAGTTTTTAGCCGTGTCTTCAGACATTTTACCGTAATCAGGATTATTTTGGGAATTAAGCGCCCTCGTGTTTAGTAGCTTCTCTACACTTTCTTTAGAATGCGTTTTACCAAACATTCCATTAGTTTCCCCATCATTACCATCACCACCTTTAGAGATATTATAGCCTATTATGGGGTTTTGTGCATTAAAAAGATTGATTAAAAATATCTCTAATCTTTGTAAGTCTTTATACATAAACTCACTATCTTCCACCATAATCTCTTTCACAAAATTCTCTCTCCCGTATTTAGTTACGGCACGTGTAAAAGCTTTCCCACTCCCTAAATATCGAGGACTGTTAACAGAGGACTTCTTAGAAATTCCTATGTAAATTTTCTCATTTACTAAATTTGTTGTTTTGTATACGTACATAATAATTTAAAATGAGAAAACTTCTAACAAAACCTAATGCGAATAGGCTATGAAAGAAGTTTCTCGGTAAAAATGTCTTTAAAAATTAACTTAAAGTTCGCATCAATAAATTAATAACGTAAAAATAAGCATTTAAAACGTAGCTTCCAAATTACTTACATTGGTTATCATTAAAACCAAAAAGGAAAATGATTTTTTATATTCTCATTCTTTTTAATATTGAAAAACTTAAAGCCTGATTTTGTGTTAGAGAAATTTGATTTGACCCAGTTTGATGGGGGAGAGAATGCAGGGTAATTGTAATAATGGAAATCGGTACTAGTACTTTCATCAAAAAGAGATAAATGTGAATCGCCTTTCGAAAACTCTATAAAATTACCATCATATAACCCATTCTCTTTTAGATAGTGGTCTATTTTTTTAGCTTGCTTATCATCTAAATGTGGTCGAAATCCAAATTTTAGAGAGATAGAGTCTTTTCCGTGAGTTTCTACTATAGTATGTTTACCTATCTTAAAGTGGTCTATAAATTTCTTCTGTGTTTTAACAGTGACCTTATTAGGATATCTCCCCTCTAGAATACCTTTTATAGCCTGTGAGACGAAATAACTGAAAACTCCTGAATGATTGTCCTCAACTAAAAAATTATACCTGATTTCATCATAATAATCCACCAAAGAATCAAGTAACTTTAAACTGAATTCAATTCCTAAATCGAAGGCTTCTTTATCATTCATATTTTGGGGGAGTTCGTGTCCTTTTCGAGTAGTCTCTCCTCCTAGACCATCCATATAGTCGCCTAAATTACTTATAACTAGTAGACTAGATTTTTGATAAGTTTTTGTATGTTGAATCATACTATCTAATCTTCTAAATACCTCTTCTCTGTCCCATTTTCCGTCATATAGGGGGTCACCATTCCCATTAACATCCATTGCAATATGTACATCTGAAAAAACTAAACGGTCAAACCATTCTTCTGAAAAATGTTGTGTTTTTGCAGTTATGGTTTTAATAGGTTGGATATATTTAGCTATGATTTCATCCAAATGTTCATTTATATTAAATACAGCTTCTTCCTCAGCAGTGTAGAACACCGCGTTATAGAAAGGAAGTCCAGAATGAGAAATTAATTTATAACTTCTAACTTTATTAATATCTAATCCATAATGAATACAGTATTGTTCTATGTTCATTAATTTTCCATCATCTCCAATAGCTGTAAAACCTTTTTGTGGCTTTTCTTTATCGTTGTTGTAGTTGATTGAATCTGTCTTAGTAACGTTTCCAAAATCATTATCTTCTTTAAAGTCTTTTAAAGCGTTACTACACTTTCTTCTAAACGAATCATTGAATTCTATGTTTTCTGATTCTGCATATTTTTTTGCCGCAGCAGTAATTGTAGCTTCTGCTTCAAAAAAATCTTTTAACTTTTGTATATTCATATTAACTATTTAATCGTTTTTGTAAATTTTCTATTTGTAATTTAATGTTTTCTTTTTCTTGCAGCCTATTAAACTCTTGCTGTTTTAGTTGTCTTTCTATTTCATTTTCAATCCATTCATCTAATTCTTTGCGCGAAAAAGAAAGTAGAACAGAAGGTATACACGAATAATCATAGTAATCATCAGCTTCAACATAGACAGTAATTTCATTCTCATCTAGCTTAAAAGAGTAATGCTCTAAAAAATGCTTAAACGAACAAATATTAAAATTTGAAAGATTACCTAATAAATTAATATAATCACTCTGTTCTGCAAATTTTGATTCTTTTTCTGATAGTATACTACATACCTCCCACAATTTATCTAAGTCTAATGTTTTCATAAATATTTATTTTAATCCGTTATTTCTACTTTGTAGTTAATCAATGCGTTGTAAACTTTTGAGGATATTTGGTCTTTCCATTTATTAGCAAATTTTTTAATGCGACATTCTTTGGCGACTTTATATGCTTGAAATGCTTTCAATATATCATTTCCTCTATATAGAACAACATTTCCTAAATTAGACATTATTATATTATTTTTAGTTAAAGTAACCCCTATTGGGTAATCCCCCCTGTTTTTATTATTTTTAGTAAAGAGATTATTAATTTCTTGTGGTACAAAACAACAAGTTTTAGGACTATATACTTTATTCCCTTTTATTAGAATATCTTTATCTAGTTGCCATTCTTTCATAGTTTCAGGATTGTAGTTTTCATAGAACCATTCTGCAAAAACTTGGAAATTATACCACTCTTTACAAATTGTTACACCCTCATAATGCTTAGTATTGCCATAGACTCTTTTTAAAATACCTGTCCATTTTTTATAGTAGGGTGTCATTTTATAGTCTTCTTTGGTTTTGTAAACACCTAATCCAATAAAACCAACATTAAAGACAGATGGATGGTATGGATTTTTTACTTCCCCTCTCATAATATCCGCAAAATCAACATTGTATTTTATATATTCGGTATCTAAGAATTTTATAGTGCAATCACTATTATGGGTACAGTTTATAATTTCAACTTCACAGCCCTCCTTAGTTATGTGTTTTTCTCCTATTCTATTTTTAAAACTCCCTTTTATCATAAATTTAGATATTTATTTTTAATAACTACTAACCAATAATTTATATCAACCTTACCGTTTTCTGAGTAGGAAGTCCAAGTATTTGGAAATTCACATCTTGCTTGATTTAATCTCTCTCTTATTGATTTATTTTTATCTGTAGCTTTTTCGTAAAAAAGATAAGATTCCCAAAAATGGGTGTATTCTTCAGGCACAAAAGTTACAGCTAATTGATAGCCAAAGAAAACAAAACTCCAAATAGGATTCCACTCGTGTCTGAAGTCTGTATTTGACCATTTAGTTTTATAGCCTAATCCTACAAAATCAAATCCTATCTTTTTAGGTTGCGGAAAAGAACTGCCTATCTTTTGTGCATAAATTTCATCGAAAGACTTAACTGTACGCTTGTAGGTTTGTTCTCTTTCGTTGTATTTTTCAACTTCTTTTATTTCTTTTAGTGCAACTTCTTTAGCTTTTCCAGGTATAGCTTTTCTAAAGACACGAGGTAAGAAGTATGGTGTACCTAAAGCTATTTTACCAAAATAAAATCTTGGAATAGGTGGTTTAAAAGGAGAAAGGTAGACTTTCATCCACTCAAATTCCTTTAAAAACCAATATAATTTTAAATATTTACATCTCATAGTTTATTTAATTTTTTGTTTAAAATAGATTGTATAGTTTTTGTTAATTTAATTTTACTCTCTATAAAATCAATTATTAAGCTTATTATTAACATAAGCAACATGGCTAAATTAAGAGGAGGTACTAGATAGTAACACCATCTCCAAAGTAAGTCCTTAACTGTTACAGTCTCTTCATCAAATAGAAGAAAGTATAAAAAACTTAAAATTGCGGGCAATAAATAACATAATAAAAATAATAGTAACATAATTTATTTAATTAATAAGTTATACATAATCTGTCTTTGAGCTAGAGTACTGTTTAAAAATAATGTTGTAATTTCTTTTAGCATTTCAGTATCAACATAATCAAGACCTGAAATAGTAACATATTCACTCAACCCCCTAGATTCCATTTCGTCTAATAATTCATCATCATCTAATTCGTCCACAAAATTAAAATCTCTACTTTTTAATTCATCCACCAACTCCCATTCACTAGCCTCATTAATAGTTTCACATTCACAATCGTCAGGGTCAATCATGTCTAACGACCATCGAGCGTAATCTTCAATATCTTCATTGTTAATTTGGTCTAATAACTCTTCTACATTAAATTCTACATACACTTCGTTTTCTTCTAATTCTTCGTCTGTGTACGGTATTTGAGTATATGGTATTTGAGTTGCGAATAGTTTTATTGTTTTTGCTTTCATAATTAATAGTTTTGTAAAATTAAAGTTGTCTGTTCATACTTTTTTTGCACTATTTTAGCTTCTTCAAGTGTATTGAAAGTTTCTACATAAATCCAACATTTTTCAATCAAATCTACTGTTCGTTGTTCATCATCTCTACAAGAGTTCCAAGTATAGCCCTGTATTAATCTCTCTATTATAAATAAACTATAACCCATCTTCATAAATTTTTAAAAGTTCTTTTGTTGTGTAGTTTTTATTTTGCTTTCCCTCCCAAATTATTGGTTTATTTAAAACTCTTTTTAATGCATAATTTTC